TTCTAAGTTCAATCTATAATTGTGCTAAAAGGCGCCTACGAGCTTTAGCAGCTCTACGCTCTTGATTAGTTCTAGGTTTACTCAATTGTTTAACTGTTTTTCCAGAACCACACCCAGTTGTGACTGTGGCCATTTCTTGTGTGGGTAAAGCTAATGTTTTGCTAGTCATATTAGCTAGACCTTGAACTCTAGGAACTGCGACACTTCTACTCTTTGACTTATTCTTATTTGCTTGCGTCTTTGTCTTTTGAACTGCACTATCAATAACTTTACCTAAAGCTTGACCTCCGGCTTTAATAATCGAACCACCGGGTAAGTAAGGTAAAAAGGTGTCAGCTAAAGGCGAAGCAATGCCTTTTATAACTTCCCATAATTTACCCCAATCATTATAAACGTCAGGGTACGCATCATATAATTTTGCGGAAATGTTATAATAAGCATCTAATGCTGTTGAATCAATTGGAGGTGATGGATGCATAAAACACGAATAAGATGAACCAGGTACAGGGCAACATTCAAAACCAACGCGATAAGTAATACGCAGTGCCGTAGTACCGGCTACATTATGAAATGCTATCGCCCCTAGTTGACCATCACATAATTGAGGAATTAAATAACCCGCTTCTGTTGCTATACCTGTAACAATGGCAGGACCGCCTCCTGGTGGCCAGAAAGCTGTATAAAAGTAATCCATTGATTGGTTAATAAAAGGTAAAGCAGGGTTAGTTAACTTAATCGGCATATAACAACCTTCTATAGCTCGATATTGAACCGCTAACGGTAAATTTATCAAGTTTTGATAAGTAATGGTAGGACCTGCATATTGTTGTATTGGCACAGCAACAATCGCAGTGTTTAAACCTTGAATCCAGCCAACAGTCTGTTGACCAGCTGTTATAGTACCATTATTTGTTAAAGCCGCAGCATCGAAATTAATTGTAATTCCCATATATGCTAAACGAGCAGTGGCTATCAAACCATGCCAAGTTACTACTTTATCATGGTAAGTTGCACCAGTAATCTGTTGATTGTTAAATTCTTGCCAACCTCCAGCTCCAGAAGATACAGGAGCTCCAGCTGTCGACAACAGTTGGGCGCATCCAAAGATAATGGGGCTAGGGAAGGAATAGATTAAAGCATCATAGGGTGTAGAAGTTGGTGAGCTAACAGAATAATTTGATTTAAACTCTAACATAGCTATTGGAATACCAGATCGATCGGGAATGCCCTCAATCGGTTCTGTATTAGCTGCAGGATGTAAAGCTTTCATAGCCCACGCCGTGCCACTAGGTGATGTACCTAATGACATACCGTGGGATCTAATTAAATTGCTCAATTTCTCAGGATCCATAAAAATAAATTTATAAAAACAAAAATTGGATTACACTTTTCGGGGGCTAGCGAACTTACTCATTATCTTGCCCAATCATACTATATAGATTGGGCGAGTTAATGAATTTAGCGATTGATTCGGTTTCTATTGATTTCTCTATGAAAACAAGTTCATCGACAGGAACTTGATACCACTCAGAGGCTTGAACTAAAATAGGATTTGCGGGATCTTCACGCCAATCTATTTTATTCGGCAATATTATTTTCTGGGCGGCATTCTCTATCTGAACACGGGCTGTGAAATAGCGATTTAAAAACGCGCGAATTAAAGGTACATAGTCAAATCCATATATACTATTTGAAACCTCATTTAAGTGTTTCAAAATAGCGGAATCCAAGTTACCACCATATATAGTTCGAGGGTCAACTAATGTTTTACCATATTTAAATACCTTAGTGGGACAAGGACCCCATATATAATGGGGACTTAAAACACCATCTAGGTTAATATAAATGTACCACCACAATCCCTTTAAGAATCTCGCTTGTCGTATAGGTGCTTCTTTAATTTTCATAACGAATCCACATTGTTCAAACCAACTTAAATCTCGTCTTTGTAAAACACCTAACCACATAGCTATCATATTAATCGAGTTACCCAAAGTTGTGTCCGCACCTCCAGTGTCACGTATAGGTCGTTTTTCTCTACATATAACACTAGGCTGGGAAACAGCATTACGGGTAACGTAATATGGTAGTATGGAAATGTCTTTCAATAGGTGCAAAACGTCATTAGATACTCCTAATAACCGTAAAACTTCACGTTCATGATTTAAAGGTCCAAATGATTGACTTTGATCATATGATGACGCATCTGTCATCTGTACTTTATTACGGTTAATATGAATGGCATCATCTCCAGCTACCATTAAATAATGGCCTTGAGGATCTGAGATAGCTCTTTCATAAAAGGAGGATAACTGTTGGACTCCAGCACTACTCGCCCAAAATACATAAATTGGGCAATTATCAAAAGCTAAATGATATGACATCTCTCCATTATATAAACTATGTAATCGGTCAGTTGCTACCATAATTTCAGGTCCTATCCGACATTGAAGGGAGACATCAACGCAAGCTATAGTGCGGGGTTTTGGATTCATTAAAATTTCGTCGTACTTCATGAACATCTTAATAGACATGTTCAACCTGCCAGTTGATTTAAATTTCGCCATCTCACGTACATATTTTGAATGATGGCTACCTTTAAAATGATCCACAAATTTATTGGCTAATGCTCCTGTATAAATTATGGACATAAAAGGAAAATGAACTATATTATGAGGATCAACATTCCGAAACCAAAAAATTCGTTGAGCTTCAGGGCTCATAATAGGTGGTTTCAATAAACGTTGACTGATTGCTACTAACATGTTAGTCATAGTTCGGGCGGGCGCATAAAACGGACGACGTGTTGCTAAAACTAGGTAAAAACCATCAACTATAGGTTCACTTCGATCTCGTAAAAAGAGTCTTGGACGCATATAGTTTTCACCTGGTGGTGGTTCTGTAGATAAATTGCTATTTGTTCTCAAAAGACGCATATCTTTCATTTTTAAAGGTTCACAAATATAACGTGCTTCGTCTATATAAGCTTCAATCATATTAGGGTCTTGCCAACTTGGTCGGATCACTTCCCAAAGAGTGTATAACTCGTCAGTCAAGTATATGGTCAAAAGATGAATGGCAATTCTCATTAGGAAACTGATTATGAAGCTTATCCCGAAAAATTTTGCGAACCAATCGAAAAATATGGAGCAAAATATATGGAAGAAGAAGTGGCGCCAAGGATGGCGCAAAGTATATTGTTTCTCAACCACTGCTAAGATAAAAGGCCAAGGCAAGCGACTCTTAGCTACTTCTTCCAGTATAACAGCAAATAAAGACATCAAATTAAATTCTTTCTGTTTAAATAAGGATAACCCAAATAATGCAGTTAGGAAAAAGAGATTACATCTCCAACCATAACCGCCTACCTGGTATCGAACTTCTCGAAAATTTTTCTTGATGTCGTCAAATTCGACAGCTTCAGCTCCTATATTAGTACCTATAGTTAAAAGGATTTGTAATCCCAATAGCATCACTAAAATTGAAATAATAGACGCTATCGTCTTCCAATTCTCAACTATTAACATATATAAACGGTCAGTAGGTACAAATTGTCCAGCATGTCGGATTATACGATTATAAATTGAATTTGTCCACTGTATATTGACAAAAGCTTTCATAATTGTTTTACTACGGTCGATATGTTGACGCTGGAAAGCTTCAGCTACAGTGTGATCAAATATTGCTGCTATTTCAGAACCAAAAAGACTGATTAATAAAGGACTAACGGTATTTAAATGTCTCTCAGCTGTACTTGCTAAATTTCGAATATTGTACTCTTGAGCAGCCATGGAGACAGTTTTCATTGACAAATAAGATAATAGCTTACCATCAATTATTTGCCCGGTCGCATCGCGAACGACTTCATAACCAGACAAAGGTGCTATATCTACATCAGGACTACTACTTATTGAAGTAGTACGACAACACCCATTTTCATTTTCTACGTGCCATATGAAATGTTGTTCTATACCGCGTCCAGATAACCAGTCACAAGGAGGATGTACTAAATTTAAGCCCGAGAGATATCGGACATGTATATTGTTCTCATTGTCTCGAAAATAAGCGTAATCATCATTGGAGTCAAATGCACTACAATATTTTTGATTTATCACATACGCTTCATGGAGACCTACATTAGGATGATTTAAAGGTGTAAAAGGTCTATCACGGTAAAGATACAACTCGTGATATATAACTCTATCTGAATATCTTTCATCATCTGTCCATATCTCTTCTGGAAAATCTTGAGCAATCATTGAATTTCTTAGAAAACGTATTTGGAA